TCACTTTCAACTGTCGCTGAACAATTGCCCCTTCCACCGCGGCAATCTCCATGATGGCTTCGGAGTTAAAGTCCATTTGAGACTGCAAACGCTGGCCTGCTTTGTTGGAAAGAAATTGTTCGCCAACAACCTCTAAAATATCCTTAGCATTATCATTTGGTTTTCCTTCCGCTTCGACAAAATGAGACTTACCAAATTCATTGATACTGCGAACATAAAACCAATATGGCGTGTCCGCCTTCAATTGGCCCTTTATCCAAAATTTTGCAATGCCTAGAAAATCGGCTTTTGCTTCAATTTCATTGATATTGGAAATACGGCTCTCGGAAAACCAAAATTCAAATTGAGTATCTAAAGTCTTTGGAGCGCTAATATGAGGAATGGCTTTCAACTCAAAAAATCCGGGTTCAATATTGACAACAGAAGGTGCGGCAGGAGCGCCAATTACCATCTGCACTTTAGATTCATCCCCCAGCATTCCATTGTCGTCACGGGCGCGAACACCAACCATATACACGCCAGCATCCAGACCGTTAAAATAATATTCCAGTTCCTTAGTATTGCCGCGAGATACCACTTTATTGTCACGATATACGGCCACATCAAAGGTGATATTTCGGTTGATTGTGGTGGTCGCCCACATAGCGCGAGCCTGCACCTGAGAACTGTCTTGAATATAAGCGACACTTAATCGCTCAATATTGGGAATACGAATAACATTCTGTGTGGCTGGACTCCCCTGAAAATCAACGCCGTTATCAACAATCGCTTCTTTCTGTGGCTCGTGTTGAATGCAGGTGAAATTGTAATTGCCCGTCTTGTTGTCTTCTGCAATGCTCATCACCCTGAATAGGCGAGTCACCAGTGATTTTTTGGAAATGGAAAAAATGCCCCACTGCCGCAATCCCGCAGGTACTTCTTTCAAGGTGACAACATCACCATTAACAGTATCAATATCGACCCTAACAAATTTTCCCTCACTCCCCATGTAAGAGAAATAGCCCGATTCCCCCTTGGCAAACTCAACAGGCGCATCAAGGCGAACCTCTTTGCCTGAGAATGAAAGGATCCGTCCACCAACACGCGCAGCAGCGAAACTGTTATCGGCTATCTCGACAATATCACCCGGTATGCAGTTGATACCCTCCCGACCGGTACTGAATGTTATTGAATCGGTTTCCAGCTTTTCAGTCTCAATTATCCACCGACCAACTCGGTGAGCCTGTCCGCGACTGGTGCAACCAAATGCGATGACCTTTTTGACATTGATACCTAGGCGAGCAACCAGTTCATCGTCTTGAATTAATTCCCTCTCATCTTTCCAGCCGTTCTCAGGGTTAACCCAAGTGATTTCAATTGCAGTATGTCGTGCCTTCTTTGCAGAAGAACTAACGTTAAATTTCCCCTCAACCACGTTAGCATTAGTGAACGTCCATACCGGATCAGATGGCCTATCCTGAAAAGTTGTAAGCTGTAATCCATTCCATACCTGCATCCCCCGAAAGACAGAAGCCAAGTCATCCAGAACGTCCCGCGCCTTACGTTGAGTCGCTATGTACGCATTACAGGTGAAGCGCGGTTCAGTTCCACCAAATCCATCAGGGACTGGCTGATCACAATATTGAGCAATGGCATACAGCGCGAACTTGTCACAGCCAAATGACCCCATCAATTTGCCAATGCCATATCGTGTATTAGTCACTAAGTCATAGAAAATCCACGCAGGATTATTCGTGTATGCAGGTTTAAATCGCCCTGTCCATACGCCCTTGTAATTACGGGTCTCAGGATCATAGTTATCTGGAACCTGAACAACCATCCCTTTGATGTGGTAGGTTCGTTTGGGTGTATCTGCAAACAATGACCGATCAATACGCATACCGACCACAGCGCTATTGGGATAACTCATCAGGGTGTCGGTAATTTCGGTATAGCTGGCCCACACAGTGCCATTGCGGAGTTGGTCTGTTTTACTGTCATCGGTTAAGCGGGAGACGCGGATTTGGAACGGTTTTTTCTGGGGTGCATCAATGGTATGAGATTCTAAATACTGTCCGCTAATTTTACCGGGGCCTATCTGAACAGTCTTTGCATGTACCCATCCTCCTCCATCATTCACCGCGATAGCCATTTGTACCGTGCTATTACTCTGGTTGCCTTGGCTATCTGTCTGAACTAATTGACTAACGCCCAAAGTGAACCTGACTCTGTCTACATCTTTATTTGAAACCATCCTGAGAATTGGAGTGGCATTCTTTACTTCAACACTGACAGGGATCTCACTTTCAACAAATGGATAATCGCTTAATGGCTCTTGGGATTGAGTACCCGCGCGCCACTGTACAGTGACACCATTAATATTGGGATTGCCATTTTTATCAACGACAGGAGTCCCATTAACCCTGAACCCATGCAGACCGCCCACAGGCCCTTCTATTTGCCCCTCACCAATCAGATCGACAATTCTCAGGTACTGTTTATTTTTTAGATTGTCATCAACCAATGTTGGCGTGTTGCCTCCGCCTCCGCCCTTACCCATTATTCCGTCTCCAGACCTTGAGAAATAACATTAGAACCCACAACCATCTCACCGTATGCAATCGGAACCGGATAGCCCTGCCCAATTCGGTTTTCCAATGAGTTGAAATACTGGTTTCCGTCCGTTTTACTCGAACCCATTTCAGGGCCTTTAGGCATTTTGGTTAACATGGAGGCCAGACCTGCACTGATCAGGGCAACACCCGCAATCGCTAATCCGGTTGCCACTGCACCAGACATACCCGCCCATGCCGCCATAGATGCTCCACCCGTCATGAACGCAGCGGCAACGGCCACCACGCCTAAAATAGCCATACCGACCCCATTGCCACCCGCACCACCCACAACCGGAACGATAGTGACTGTATCGCCATCATTCAGAAGATGATTCATACCAGCGGGAACGCTTTTTTCTGTCATATCGCGTCCAGCAATACGAACGCGGATATGACCATCAGAAATCGCTTGCTGGAAGCCTTTCAACTGGTAGCACAAGCACCTGACGGCTTCCGCTGCATCACGAACCTCTAATTCGTAACGACGGCCAAATCTTCTAAGATGGCCTCCAAGCTGTAGCTTGACCATTGTTTATGTCTCCATATTGAATGTGTGTACTTGAGCCAATAACCGTCATAGATATCGCGTTTGCTGATGCGATCTGGCCGATGGTGTAGGATTTGTTGATTGCCGATGTAGATAGCCCCGTGACAGGGTGTCTGACTACCTAAGCAGATAAGAATGACATCACCTTCCTGTATCTCATCAACCTGCTCCAGCCCCTGACTGGCAATATTATCGAGATAAAGATTTTTCCCAGTATTCCACCATTCATCGTCACGGCTGAAATCGTCCAACTCAATGCCAGCAAGGTGATACGCATCTTGAATTAGGGAGTAACAGTCCTGTTGGCCATGTATAAACTCTCGACCCAGTAACCGAGGAACAGGTTTAAACTTATGCACCCGATCACCACAGGCCAACCACCATGGCAACCCAGTTTTAACTTGCTGTTCTCTGTCTCCAGTACTCAGTCGGGGCTTTCCGTTTGGATGACTGTGAACAATGGCATCAATATCTGCAAAGCACTCTGCCGTTATCCAGTCATCGGGATTGATTTCAAAGTAGTGCTCGGGATCGGACGAAATATTGCGGCATGGAAAATAACGACTGCCTGAAATCAGGCCGCACGATTCCCTCACCCCTTCCGCTTTCGCGTGGGCGATAATGTCTGTTTCAATCATGGATTATCCTAGCTTGTTAGCACCCAAAAAGCCGCCAAAGGGCATGGGTTGAGGACGAGGGTATCTTTTTATGCAGCCAGCGGGTTTTTTGGAACATCGATCTTTCAGTGGGTCAGTGGTTGGCTGATCTTTCTCATCGGCCACAGGTGGGCCATCATAACCGCAATCCGCTGAACGGTATTGCCAACTGCAAATATCCGCCTGAATTACTCGTGCCGGAATCAAAGCTCCATCGGTTTCATTGGGTAATGCGAGCACATAAGTTACGAAGTCAGCATTGGAATCTTGCTTTTGCTCTATCAGGTACTTGCTCACGGCTTCTCTGGTTGGGTCTGCTTGTGGATTGCCATTGGGGAAATTGACCGCATCAAGATAAATTTCCGGCACCTGATGACGTGTCACAACCGCTCCCAAAGCATCATTGAAGTCTTGGTTTATTGCAGTAATGAATCCGTTAACATTGGCAAATATCATTTTGGGTCTGGCGCTTGGCCCTTTACTATTCATCTCAAAACCCGACGCTTCAACAGGGTAAGCCTCATAGCGCATTCCCTGCCAGGCGACAGGCTCCAGCTTCCCATTCAGGCCATCATGAAAGCGATAAATATCTCCACCGAAGGCCGTTAAATCAATTTCATAGAGATTAAGAATGGCGTTCTGACTCAGTTCAGTCACTTCAATTCGCATCTCTTTTGGAATGTCTCTCACGCTACTACCTCCTCAAAGGTGCAACTGATAGACCAGATCACGCGCTGCCTGTTTACCGTCCAAGAACGACAAACAAAAGTACGCAGTTGGTTATCGTCACTGGTTCGCCATGTGAATGATTCGACGGCACCTCTGGCTCGCAGAAACTCGTCAATGGCTCGCCCTGTATCCACTTTCTCAACAAAGCTGAGTTGATAGCGTTTCAACTGATTATTGATACCGTCCTTGACTCTCTGTTCATAGCCATCACCGAATTTCACGACCCTGACACGCGGCTCATGAGAAACTTCATAGTTATCTTGAGGCCGCCATTTGAATTCTGTTTTTGTCATATTTCACCCAATAAAAAACCCTCCGAAGAGGGTTATTTTATAAATGCATCAATTATTTTGGGTATTGCGGGTAGTAGTTGAGAAAAGATAACGGCTCCAGCAACCCAAAAAATTATTTTGTTAGCAGAACTTGTGACATCTGCTTTAGTGGCATAATTAGATTCTATTATGGCGATCTTAGTCTTCATGGTACTGACATCACCTGTAACGGTTTTTAGATCAGACTTCATATCATTCATGGTGGTTTTGATATGTGCAATGTCTGATTCAAGTTTTGCTACTCTTGCTTCCATATCTCCACCTCCGCCGTCTCCACCAGTGCGATCACCTGTTTCTATTCTTGGCAAGGAATCCTCTTTACGTATGGGAATCACATTTTCTGAACGCTCAGCCATTTTTATCTTCCCTACCCTGTTTATCACTATTTTCTATCCAATTAATAACAGGATAAGCATTAAAATATATCTCGTAGCCACAATCTGGGCAAATGCCCCTGTATTCATAATTAGCTATATAATATTTGCTTTTAGAAACTAACTCATTGACCTCTATCGGAATAAGAAAGAATTCTTCTTTGGGGGCATCAGCCATTGAGGGAAATCTAATATCCGTATTACCACACATTAGGCATGAAGCTGTGACAATTCCTTTATCTTTCAGAAATAAAGAAAACTTTAAAGGGGTAACTGATTTAAATTTCTCCCAAAGTTTCTTCTCATTACTTTCGATTCTCTCCAGTTCAGTATCCATCACCCACTCCAATAACAGAAATTTTATTACACAATTTAAGCATCAGTTATTGGATTCGTGTTACTGATTTTATTTACAGCTTCTTCATACAAGCTAGTTACTGATTAAGCAAGCCTTCTTCACGAGAAACTTCATTTATGATGACATCATAAACTTCCCGCCTAACGAAGCCAGACAACATCTTAGCATTTTCGGCTGTAAATTGACCGTTATTACTGACATTAAAATTATTAACCTGATTAATAACTATACCACCACCACCTCCTTTCCCCATATCCCTATTACTAATTACCTGCCCCCTGTCACCCGGTATCATGTATTGATGACCATTATTGGCTTTGAATATTTCAGGCTTATTGTCTTCACCAATTCGATAAGCACCGTTCGGACTAACTGGCCCACCATTTTTACGAGCGCCAGCAATTGCAAACGCCTTACTTGCAACCAAAGAAGACATATAAGCGGTGGTGCCTGTAGCCGCCGCCGCTCCCAATGTCGCAATGGATGCGCTAAGAGCAGCAGGTGCCCATGCCGCTTGAGCCGCAGCTGCCTGAACCATAGTTGTTGCTGTCGATGCTGTCGCTAATGTTTTACCAATCACCATGTTCTTGATTTGCTGCACCCCCATTTGAACCAAAGCAGACACAGCCTCATTAGTGATAGTTAACGCCAGATTTCGCATGGCATCGTTGGCGCTTTGAGTGCCGGTTAGCAGCCCTGTTATAGAATTGGCAGAGAGTTGCCCCAATGATTCCATCGCATCACCCAGAAATTGATACATCTCATTCTGGCCTTTCCATTGCTCCCATTGGGCGGTAGTCATATCATCATTGAATTTACGGGTTAAATCAGATTTGAGTTGCAGGATTCGTTCATGTTCGCCGATATCATGTGTATTATAAGCATCCAGCAATGCCATTTTTTGAGCGTATTCATTCTGGAGTTGTTGGATAGGATCTGCTTTGCCTAGCAACCCATCATTAAAGCCCACTGATGAATCAACTTTTTTGTTAATTTCATCTTCCGTTTGCTTATTCTTATAACGCTCTCTTATCTCTTGCTTGCGTTTATTGAAATCTTCTTCTTCGAGCAATCCCTGAGCTTTGACACGCCTTAAGTGCTCAAGTTCTTCATCCATTACCTTCTTGGATTTAGCTAAAGAGTCTTGTTCAAGGTTCCACTTTTTAGCATCATCATCCTTTTGAAGATTGTACTTCTCTTCGGCATTTCTTTTGGCTTTTTCAATCTGTTCCTCGCTAGAACCTTCCGGCATGGCTTTAGCAGCATCGTATTTAGCCATTTCGAGGCTGGCTTCTTCATAACCAGTTTTGAGTCTATCTATCCCTTCCCGTTGCCTAGAAAGCGCCTCAGTAATATCGTCGGCACGTCTTTTAGCATCATCCGCAGCCTTTTTAGCTGCACTTTCCTACTCTCTCGCCGCGTCCTCTCTTTCCTTTTCAGCTGTCTTGAGTTGGTTGTTTTCTTTGATTTCCTTCGCTATAACTTCTTTTTGCCCAGAGCTTGCCCCTAGCTCGTTAGCCTTGAACTCTGCGGCTTTTAAGTCTCGCTTTAATCCCTTTTGAATCTTGAGTAACTCATTTTCATTTTTGAGCTTGGTGATAAAATCCGCCGCTTTGTCAGATGCCTGATCAACTTCCCCATTTCTATTCTTATTGGCATCCGTGTTCTCATTGGTCAGCTTTGTGTTTTCAGCAATGGCTTTACTGGTTAGATCAATGGCCTTTTTGTAATTACTTTCGACCGTTTGCATATCCTCAAGCGCACCCTTGGCTATAGCCAAATCGCCCTTGAGTTCATCCATTTTCTTCTTGGATACTGTTGAATACCTAAGACCGCCGTTGTGGTCAACATCGTATTGAATACCACTTACTTTTACTTTTTGTTTTTTTACCTGCTCGCGTTGTTCAACCAGCTTCCTTTCCAATTTAACTTTATTTTCCTCAAGCTTAACCTTACTCAGTTCCTTTAGGTTACCTGTCAATTTCTCAACCGTATTAGATAAATCTTTGGCCTCATTCTTCGCGTTTTCCGCTTGATTATGAAAATAATAAAGCGCTGTTGCTGCCAGCATAACCACACCAAGTGGCCCGCCTAAAAACGCCATTGTTCCCTTAAGTGCATTCATGGCAATGTTGGCAGTATTTGTGGCAGCAGTAAGTCTTGCTTGAGCAACGGCAGCGGCTTCTTGTGCGGTTTTGTATGCACCCGTTGCTGTAGTTGCTGCGGCTCTGGCAGCGGTTAGTCTGGCAAGTGCTGCCGTGGCAGCGTCAGTTCCCTTTGCGAATACATATTGAACTTCAGCAGTGCGCAATGCCGATAACGTAGCAACTTTGTCCATTTCCGCTTTACGTAATGCCATGTTCGCAGCATATAATGCACTTTCTGCTTCCGCCTTATTAGCCAGCGCTAGCACTCTAGAAGCTCTAGCATTTTTTATCTTTTCACTCGCTACCAATGTCATTGCACTAACCATCCTTGAACCCATCACAGCAGCTAAGGCAGTTGCTGCGCCAGCGACAAGATCCATATTTTCACTGACAGTAACCAGAGTGCTATTAAATGCTTTAAGTGCTGTCTGAGCCGTGGTGGATTGCCCAAAGAATTTGGTCATATTATTCGCCGCCATTTCCATTGACTGGCTCATTGTCGCTGATGTTTTGTCAAATTCCTTAGCGATAGTTCCGGCCTGAGCCAGAAGAGCCTTGCCAACAATCTCGGCAGTTAATTTACCTTCTGCCGCCATCTTTCTTAGCTGACCAATATTCACACCAAGATGGTCACTCAACGCTGCAATTAAACGGCTCCCGTTCTCAGACATGGAGTTAAATTCTTCTCCACGAAGAACACCGGAAGCCATAGCCTGTGAAAACTGAACCATGGTACTCGATGCTTCCGTAGCGGTTGCACCTGAAACAACCAGCCCTTTTGCCACAGTTTCAGTTAGCTTTGCCACATCATTAGCCGACATACCATAACTACGGGTAGCTCTTTCAAGGCGACCATACAGTGCAGCAGTGGCATCCAAACCCGCACGGGAGTTCTGGGCGATATTGAATACACGCTCAGTCACTTCTGCCAGCGTTTCATTTGTTTTAACGGCATTAACCAATTTGTTATTAACCACAACCCATGCATCCGCATAGCTGGCTATTTTCTCGATGGATAACGCCGCTGTTACCGCAGTAGCAGCTCTTGATAGGCTTAGTAATGCTTTCTCTGCTCCCTGCACTGAGCGCCCCGTTTGATTAAAGCGTTGTTCTACCTGTCCCATGCGCGAATCTAATTGTCTTTGTGCGGTCAGTAATTGCGCTACATCCATTGATACTTGATAAACAATATTACCTACCTGATGATCTGCCATTTTGTCGGCTCCTTAAAAAAGAAAACCCCGCTTAATTGGCGCTGAGGAATCCCCAGAAAATAGACAGGCATAGCGTTGTGTGATCTACTGATTGTTCCACCAAGTCAATAA